TTGACAGCCTCATTAACTGCTCCCACTTGACTCGTAGTCTTTATTCTACTCATGATGTCGCTTGCTGAAGACTGTGGCTTATAGTCGTTATCTGGATCTTCGTCGGTTATTCTCATGGTTTCGATGTTATATTCTAAGTCGATCTTTTGACCCACTCCAGTGGAACTACGAGACTTCATACACTGAATTTGATACTTTCCGCGTTCACGCATTGACCTGGAAGTGAAAATACCAAACACATAGTCTGCTGTGTTGATCTTTGAAATACCACCAGCAATGTGTGAGTGATCGAACTCAATTTCTTCAACTGCCGAACGATTCAACTGCGATGCCGTAACCATCAGAACACCTAATTCCTTAGCTAGATTACGTAGTTCTTCTGAAACATACTTGTCCTTGATAAACTGATCATTAGGATTTACTTTTACGGAGACTGGCATGACTAGATCGAGATAATCGATCATCACAAAATCTACTTTGATGCCAGTCTGAATCTGAACTTCTTTTAGATAGCTTCGAATATCATTTACGTTAGACTGTGCCGGAAGACCCTTAACACGATACTTACCAGACTTTCTAGCAACCATCTTGACTTTTAGCTCAGCAGTATCCATATCCTTTCGAATATCTTTTGTACTCATGCTAGTCAACATGGCATCAGTACGTAGCGAAGTCAATTCTTCTGATAGTTCTAGCGTTATGTATACTCCGCTTAACCCTTGCTGTAGCCAGTTTAGAGCCAGATTCATCATCACCAATGATTTACCCGAGCCCGAACCACCTGCAAAGATGTTCAACTCTCCTCGACTCATGCCACCATACATGACACGATCAAGCTGTGGCCAACCTGTGCTTACTTGACCACCTGCATTGAAGTATTTGTTTAGTCGCTCTTTTGGATCAGCAAAGTAGTCTGTACCCATATCTCGTTGCAATGAAATCTGAATAGCATCTTTTATTAATTTTTCAATTGGATTAAAGTCGCCCTTCTCTAGCATATCCGCTGCTTTAAGAATGGCTCGCTCAAGCTCTTGTCTCTTAGTGAATGATTCGAATTCTTCTAGAAACCAATCATAGTGTCCATCAGTAAGCTCTGGTATAGGTTCTATGCTAACACCAGTCGTAGCCTTGATCTGAATAGGATCCGGCATAACATTATATTTGGTAGCGTGTTCTACCAAGAATTCTGCGGATGCTCTCAGCGTCCTATCAAAATTATTTGGATTCATGATGTTTATGACGCGAGTATATAACTCGGCGTTGGTTACCATCATACGTAGAAAGAGCGTCTGTACGTCTATGTTATATTCTTTTGTCAAGCGTTCTCCGTTGCATCTTAAGCTTGATTTTGCTAGTAGTTGCGCTTTGCAATATACTTAGCAGAGTAGGAAGTCTTCCATACTTTCTAACAGCATCATTGGTGTCTTTTATTCCTTCGGCCCAATTTGGTATACTCACCTGAAAACCCAAATCTAGCGCTCGGTCACATATAGCTAGCCCTGTCTTATCCAAATCAGGAACTACAATAATACGTTTATTAAGGCGACGAAGAACCTCTGCTTGTTCGTCGCTTATAGTATCATGAGTTAGTGCGCAGCCATTGATACTGAGTGCGTCAAATATGCCCTCAACAACGATACATACTTCCCATTCTGGTTTTTGTAAGTCGAAGCCAAATACGAATCCGGGTTGTTGCTCCTTAATATATTTGGGAAATCTGTCATCTAGATATCTGCTTATATGACCGACAACTTTATTATTGAAAGTATATGGAATGATAATTCTATTAGCATTTCTACCTTCATCTTTAGGAGTGATTAAAAATGGATAATCGTTTGGTTGAAATCCTCTTGTGGAAAGATAGTCTATAAAAGGTTTATGCTCAGGACAGGCAGAATCAATCATTATAGCATTTTGTGGTAGCGGTATCTCATTAAATCTTACTTTCTTGAGATTTTTCTTTATCGTATATAGGTCTACTAAATCTCGATGCTGAAGGCTCTCAAAATTCCATTTAGTAATCTCACTGTCACCGACACCGCACCAAAGCAATAATTGTCGTAGATTCTTACTAATTTGTTTACCTAAGGTAAATCCGCACTTGTAATCGCAGTTAAAGCAATGAAACGACCAGTTAACGTCTGTTATAAACTTGATTCCGCCGCGCATACGTTTATCTGCTTTATGACCGCGATGATGACAGCACGGTGCATTAAAGCTAATCCAGCCACTACCGGTAGTCTTCTTTTTTCCCGGAATTACTGACAGAATATTAAACATAAAGGTATTGTAACACTTACTGAGTAAAACTCAAGTAATACGGTAACTTAGCGAGATAGAATATTGGTGACCGCGCCGGCGTTGCTAGAAAATACCATACGAACAAACGGATGGAAACCTTTTATAGTGTATCCAAAAGTATCAGTAACATCCTCGTATGTATTGTTAAGAATAGGATACCAATCAGCGTCAGGTTGGGTAGATCCTTCAATTGTCACATCACCATTGTATTGGTCATAGCTAGCCTGTATAGTGAGTATAGGATTGTCTTCTGTGTTTATGACACTACTATAGTATGCTCTTGAATTCGCAGGAACAGACCATTCAGCATTATTGTTTAGATTAGGAAAGGCTTGACCAGACGGAATAGTAACATTGGATGAAGGGACAAATGCAGGAAGCACAGAATTGACAATATTCATATCGCCCCTTGCGCCTGCATTTTGATCCACGAAGACCGGATATCCGAAGTCTCCGATAGGAATCTCTAGAGAATAGTGACATTTCTGCGCAGGAATGTCCTCGATGTCAGCCGCATTTAAATTCAAAGACGCAATTCCAGTAAGAGGAAGATCCAAATCTAAGGCTTTGTTAATTAATACAGCATTACCGTCATAGCTGATAACTCTGCAGGTGATTGATTTACCTGTAATGTCGACGGGCTTTTGTTCCTGATTGAGAAACTGAAATTGGATTTTATTGTCCACACCTCTGTGTAGCGTTAGTGGTTTGGCGTACTGGGGCATGTATATTCTCGCTGAGTTACCTACTAGTAGGACAACAATCTGGCGTTGGACATACACGAATACTTGAGTACTATAAGCCATGGTTACTTGTTATCCCTATCATCATATATTTAGTCTTAGAAATATGAAAATATTATCTTTGGGCAAAATAGTGTAAATATAGTATAGTATGAGCAGCAACGAATTTTTCAAGAAATTAAGTGAAAATCACCCGTTTATTTCGGTGTGTTCCTATGCGCAACAAGATTATGTGGGCATCATTCAAAACAGGGATGATATGGTCACTACGCTCTATGACTATGGTGCAATAGTTCAGTCTGAGTTGCGAGCTAAGTTTTTAGAATTAGGTGATATATGGTGGTGGGAATCGAATAGATCGATCCCCATCAACATATTTCTCAAAGAAGAATGGGCTATCTTTAGACCATACATTCGAACATTCAATAACAAGAGTTTGATCGTTCTTCACGGACCCGTAGTTAGCATTACTGAATTTACTAAAAAGCGGGCTAAAAGAAAGAGCATCACACTGGTTAAGCGTTTGCCCTAGCGGCCTTTTTTTGCGTCTTTGGTTCTCTTTTCTTTAGCCATTTTCATACTAAGATCACCCACACGCTGATCAAATGTTATTCCCATCAGATGATCATACTCATGAAGGAAAACACGGGACATAAACCCAGAAATTTCTTCTTGTTTGGTTTCTCCTGTGGTCGTTTGATATTCAACCATGGCGCCGGCGGGCCTCTTTACCTTAAGGTAAAGATTAGGAAAGCTTAGACAGCCTTCAAGCGAAAAGTCTCGTTCCTCTGATAACGCGACAATCTTTGGATTGATGCAGACAACCATCTTAGTAAAGTTACCCATGATAAAGATACGCTTCTTAATTCCGCACTGCGGAGCGGCAAGACCGACGCCCCCGTTTTCAGTTAGAACACGAACCATTTCCTTTACTAGATCGGTCGGATCACCGTCAACTTCAAAATCCCATAATTCGGAAACTTCTAATAGTTGCGGATCGTTTTCTTTTAAGAGTTCTAATTTCATCGCTTTAACACATCCATCATTTTTTCTTTACCCATTTTGTCTTCGTCGTATAGTTGCACATATCTAACTACAATGACTGTTATCAGTACTATCAGTCCAAATATGATGGCGGTCGCAACATATCCAAAATGTCTTAACGCATATATTTCACTAAATATCAACGCAACAACACCAATTGTAATAGGTAACCACTTTACACCGTCCCAGATGGCCTGTAATACTAACCTAATGTTAATTAATTTCATCTCCTTTTCCTGCAAAAATGTTAGACCAGATTTTTAGACGTTCTAGCTTAGCTGCCTTTGATATCTCTAGTTGGTCTGCTGAGATAATTCCTCGTGATACCAATAAGTCTACCATGCACAATAGATCACCTAACTCATTAGCCAGTAGCTGTCTATTAGTCGGACCAGTAAAGTTAGAGTCCAAACCAAATCGAAGTGATTTAGTTACTATCTGTGTTACCTCGGCACATTCTTCTGCTGTAATAACTAGAATTTCTTCATTCACTGTCATCAGTTTCCCATTCCCAACCTTGCTCTGGTCTCAGGTCTATTAAGAATTCTTTTTCTTTGGGACAACTGCTAAACTCCAACTGGCAGTCCAACCTGTAAAAATCATCCCACGGTTCACCCTCAGTTGAGATGACATATCCTTGACTTTTTAGGCAATCAAGAAATATGTATCCACCTACTGCACTGTGCCAGTAGACAGATCCGTCTGCCTTTTTCATGATCAGATAGGCATCGTGTTTGTCTTCGGCGTATCCAATCAACCGCACAACCTCAGTGTCTACCAGTACTGGTTCGTTGAAATGCTTTTCACACATTTCTCGAATGTGATTCCGCATTTTGTTCCATTATGGAAACTTGAACGTCAACTTCTAAAATTTTGTTCCTAGAAAGCACTTGCTTAGGTGTCATCATTTAGGCTCATTCGGGTACACTATACAAAGAAATGATAAGATCAAGAGCATCGACCCTCTTTTGAATTTCTACAGCATCTTCTTCGGGATCAATAGAGAAGACACGAGTATCACCCCTAGCCAAATCATCAACAAAATTCTGCCGACACAACTTAAGTTCTTTTAAGACAATCGTGTCAACCATTTCATACGTTAGTTCAATTGAATAACTCATTGCTTTACTGCGTCCTTTTCTAGTGTCTTATAGAAATTCTGTAGGTTAGGAGGAAGAGACGAGATATCATCATCTCGAACTAGGTTCCATGCCAGAGTGCGGATCATAGCTTTATCTTCCTTGGTAGATACACCGCTATAGACAAGCTGCATACTCTCGATCTCACGTTCGACTTGTGGGTGATAGGTATTATGTATGATATTACTGGTCTTAGGTTGGCTAAATGCCATAGTAAGACCTACGGTACAGAGAACAGCAGTTCCCAACATAATTCGCTTAAACATTTTTTGTCTCCGACTGTATTGAGGAATATACTAATAATTTATCTAAGATTATTATAAGTTAAAACTTCTTCCAGATATATGTTGAGTTACCGGTATTAAATCGAACGCATTCGACTTCGTCGCCATCAGCCGCAGTATCTTTCCATTCATCAGTAATTTTGGTGATCAGAGTCGTCTGCCACCAGTCTTGAGCGCCGCATGAGCGAGCGTATAGAGATCCTACTCTCATGGCTACACCCACTCTAGGACGAGCACTATGCTCGTACTCTACACCCGAAATGTGATAGTTCTCAGCCTCTGTGTTGTCGGATGGCCAAAGAGCCATTGACATAGGACCGGAGTCCCCCATACCATCAGAAACCCTATAAAGAGAATATGTCATGTTTTACTTTTTCCTGTTTTAAAGAATATATTACATCAACCATTTAACAGCATAACTTAGAGTAATGACCTTGCAGTTTCTTCTTTTCTAGCTACTGCTTCCGGTCTTTGCCAGTGTTCTTTAATTCTTTCGGAATGTTTCTCTAAATAACCCGGACAGTGTTGTGATATTTTAGAGCAGGAATAAGTTCCTTTGGTATTCCTAAATCTTGCGGTATTCCCACAGCCAAACTGACACCTAGTTCCATCAGGTATCATTTGGTGTGTCTTGTCGTGATAATGCCACATCTGTGGATTATTAGATACATAATCGCAATGATTGCATTTTCGAGGATAAGCAATACCTGATTGAATCTTGTTCTTTGAACCTTTTGGTCTTCCCATATAAATACTCCATTGTATGTAGTATTTATTTAAACTTTCTCACTGTTTTCTTTTAGTAAATTCATGTGTACCACCACTAAGTGACTGTAACTAATCGCGTGGCTACGTTTATAAGCATAACCAGTCTGATCCTTTTCCCAAACAGTCTCGTTTATTTCTTTCCAGGTCTTATTAAGCAAGTGTCGCTTCGCAGGTCTAATTGCTGCAAGAAACATGGCCAGCCTAGGAATAGAGTTTATAGGCTCCGGCATTCGTCTAACTGCTTCAAATTGGCTATTCAAGTGAATCAGTTGCTCAACGATATTTTTATCATTGAGCATTGACCAATCCGGTTCTTGCATTAACCTAATTAGATGTTCTTCATCTTTGACCATATTATATACGTAAACATTCAGTAAATCAATCTTAAAATAGCCACGGGCTTCTGCTTCTGCATAATCGATTGCAGCCATGTCATACACGGGATCATAAGGAATATCTGTGGGATATATACCAGACGGGTGCTTTCTGATAGGATTGACTTTTCGCATTGCAGCATGGACATGCTTAATCAGTGACAACACTGCGTCACGATTTCCCAAATCAATGTCAATGTCTGAATCTATTCTCATTTGATATGAGTAAAGCCAGCCTTAATTAACTTTTGGTAAGCACGTTGAACCACGATAGCCTGGCGTTCGGCATCTTCTACTGCTTTGTGAGTAGTGACGTGCCCGTCATCTTTCAACGACACACCTGCAAGATCGTAGATTGTACGACAGTCACGAATAGTCCAAAAGGGCCAGGGAATACGCATGTCTAATTCACGGAATGCATTCTCTGCTACCACCACATCGAACCCTGCGCCGTTGGACCAGATAGCCTGTTGATTCCAACAAAACTTGTACAGCTTTTCCATACATTCTTTGTAAGAGATTCTGTCCTGGTCTCCCATAGATTCGTTGATCGCTTCTGCGCTCTGAGTACTCCACCAACGAAGGGTGTCGTCACTGATGCTTCGACCAAAAGTATCTGTTTGTTCGTCAATGGTTGGACGAAGTTCTAGTTTCTCGATTACGCCTGACCCGCGCGGATCAAACTTAACGAGTCCGATAGTTAGAATGACAGTGGTTGGCGCTGTGTCCAGCGTCTCCATGTCAAGCATAATATGTGCCATAGTTAGTACCTTTCAAATTTAAACATACTTTACATTATGGTGTGATTCAAGTAATTCGGATAACTATTCACATAGCTTCCAATGGACATAAGTTTTCTCGTCCATGACAATATGTGAATGTGTTTTAAACCATGCACCTAAGTATTCTCGTTTGGTTCGATAATACTGGTTGCACCAGTCTTCTAATTCCTTAGTTTGTGGCAACAGAATGAATGTCATATCATGCCATTCACCGTATAACCATATCTTTTTCCGTATTTTTCGTTGTTCTACCATCGCAACTTAAACCACATATAATCTTTCTCATATCTAAACTTAACTCTAGTAGCATTAGGATTGTTACTAGGATCCACAGCCCATCTGCAATGCCGCTCGCACATGTCTATGTTATCATATAACCATTGTACTACTTCGTCGTGCTTTCGATGCTGTGCTTGATAGGTTGTTCCGTTATGTATGACTACTGCCTCATACCAACCCGGTTTGGTTTCTTGCCAATTCATTTGTTCTTTAATAGATGAATCATAATCTACTACTCTAACCTGCTGATTATAATGTTCTCTATAAATCATTGATACTTAAGCATAAACCAAGCTAAAATAGCTTCATCGTGTATTACCAGTCGGACACTCATATTGTAATCTGAGTCAACTGTTATGATAACATCATCTAGTTCCGGATAAATTTGCATTATCTCATCTTTTATTTGTTCTATCAAAGCAGGAGTATATTCAGCAAAGGCGTACATATCAAATAGGCGGCGCTCAAGATCAGCAGTGTTCATAACCACCTCAATGAAAACATAACCGCATCTTTGTCGGTTTCAAAATAAAACTCAGTGTAGGTAAAACCATATAACCCGCAATCCAGTTCCAATCCTAAAAATGTAGGACAATTGCTAATTGCCCAATTTTCTACTTCTCGCAGATTATCGGTATTTTCGGTATTTAACTTTACAACAGTTATCTCCGTCATGACCATCTCATGTTAAACCATAACAGGTCTTTTTCATCTCTTAGGTAGAACGCATTGGGTATCTTGTACCGAGCACCAGTGCCACTTACTAATTCTGGATCATACCATCTAGCTGAAATGGTTTGATCATTACCTGATTCTCCAAACATTCGCGTACACCATTCTTTACATTCTGCAATATTAAATGTATATACTATGTAATATGTCTTACCGTATATATACGCAAAACTTGGTGGTTCACTGAACGGATTTATATCCTGTTGATAGTACATCATTAAAATCCGGCCGAAGTTAACAGAGATTTTACTTGAGGTACTCTATCAGCGCTTCGTCTAAATTTAATTGCCCATTGTTCTGGATTAATGTAATCTAGAACCATCTTCTGTTGTAGTTCGTCAAAACTTTCTAGTAAATCGATGCCACTAGGGCATTGATATAACATCCATGGACTGATTTTACCCGTAGTTATAATGTGACATAGCTTGTTACGATTGCCGTAGCGAAGATAGTCTTTGCTTTGAATACCTTCTTCGTTGGCCTTAGCAATACAGGTTTCTATGCTGCGAGCAATCGCGTCTAGGGGGTCTTCGGTTTTTAGATAATCAATGATGAATTTAGTATAATTCGTATCGCTGCACCAACTGTCAATCTTAACATCGTTCTTTAGCAACCAATCCGCATAAGCGTTGACATTAAGTACGTTAACGTTCACGCAATAGTGACCGAACTTAACGAAAGCAAGGTAATATGCACTTTTTGTAAAGTCCAAATATGTTTTTGTCTTTTTGGAAGCCGTGTTCTTTTTGTAGAAGCGTAACCAAGAATGAAAGCCAATTCTGTTTCCAGCTAAGTCCTTATCTTGCCATCTGCGTTTATTTTCGCATAGGTGATTCATCATGGTCGTTTCTTTCTGAAACCCACGATTGCAAAACTCACAACTAAATTCTGGTTTAGTTTCCCCAGGCTTTTTCGTAGTGTTCAATGTCGTCGTCTGTAATAAGGTCACTTAACAACTCAATCTCGTCGTACTTTAATGTAGGGAACTTATCAGCAAGATACATCTTTTTCTTGTGATTTTCAATGTAAACCTCAGTGATTAGGGCAACGTCTGCATCACTTGATTTAGGATAAATCTTCTTGAAATATTCCTTAATTTCTTTAGGCTTTGCGTTTTCGCGTAATTTAACTACACGTTCTTTGATTTGGGGTACCCACTGATGGAATTGTTTGCCTATACCCGGACTAGATGCACACAGCATCATCCAAAGCAATTTAGGATGCTCTTGTACATTCTCGTTAAAGAAATGTTTATTGGCATGATAGTCGGTACTTTGAACGTAATAGCGCTGGATATCTCTGTTAGCTTTTACTGCACTGACCCAATGCATTAAAACAAATGGAACAATTTTCTTTTGTTGTGCGGCTGTTAATCTATCATAGTACCCATAGTCTTTTCTGTCTATAGCAGCCAAAACGTCAAATAGAACTAGGTCCTGATCGGGCAACGTTTCGTCTACGGGAACCTGCTCCTTTGCCATTAGTTCTTTAGCGCTTCCAGAGTTATGATATGTGCAACAGTCTGACCCAAATCTGTTCCATGCGGGACTATAGTTAGTTTGGGCATATGATTTGCAGACGTGACATTAGCGTATGATGCGTCTGACATGTATTGTACAATGAATCCTCCGTCAGCCTTAAAGACAGTGAAATTGATGCAATTTCCTTCCGGAGTACGTCCCGGAGTACGTCTACTGTTAGAAACTAACCGTGCTTTGGGAGAAGATATAAATTCATCTTGTGGCTCGTCCCAGACCCGGCGACACATTTTAGCAAACCATCGATCAAACCACTTCATACGTATCATCCTTTGCAGTTAAGTCTAGCAAGACCTTTATTTCTATCTTCGGATAAAGTGTTCTAATAACACCTACGATATCGAAATCCTTGTTGTTGTCCTGAAACTTTTCAAGTTCGTCTGTCTTAATCATTTTCTCTCCTTAAAATGCTTGGCTATAGTCTACAGTCTCACAGTTCCTGCTGATTTCCTTGACAAAGTAAACACACCTTGGTTTAGGTCCATCATCGATTGGTACTGCTAAAAATTGTCCATTACGTAATCTCGGTGCATACCATGTCACGTCTGTATAGATATCAACAATTT